AGCAGTTCGTAGTCGTCGGCGTAGTACGCCCGTACTGCCGCCACGGCCTCGGGGGTCAGGAGCGATTTCGTGCCGGGCTGGGCGTTGCGGTGACCGTTCCCGACCGGCGGCATGGCGCAGTCCACCGCGCCGATGGCGTCACGGATGGTGCGCCAGTCCTCGTCGAGCGTCTCGGTGTGGCAGATGTACCAGAGCCGGCTGCGGGCGTAGTCAGCGTCCCGCAGCCACCATGTCGCGGGGACGAAGAGCTGGCCCCAGTAGCCCTCCAGCCATTCCAACGCCCCCGGATCGAGGGCGCAGTCAGAGGCAGAGGGCCACTTGCCATATTCGGGGGGGCAGCGTTGCTGCTGGGTCATGTCCCAGGCGCTCACCCAGCGCTCCACAGGGTCGCGCAGGATGGTGACGATGGGCGGCCACAACGGCAACGCTTCTAGGTTCGACTTGTGGCCCATCCGTTGCATATACCCGTGAAGGGCATGGCTCAGGGCCACACCCCCGCTCTTGGGGATATGCATCAGATTGAGCATCACCGCGGCTTACGCGGCGGTGAAGGTGATCGTGAAGATCCCGTTGGCGTGCCACTGGACGGTGAAGTCACCGGCCGTGACGGACTGGCTACCTCCGAAGTAGTTGAAGGAGAGCCCTTGGTCGCCGATGGCGTCGTCATAGACGAGGCATCCGAACACGGCTGCGAGTGTGCAGTTGGCGCCGGACTGGGTCGTGTCGACACCGTCGTAGGTGAGCACGCCCGTACCACGAGTGAGGGTCGGCGTGACGAGGATCTCGCCGCCGGTATCCCAGTCACCGCCGTCTGAGACTTCATTGGCCGTGGTCCACGTTCCCGCGGTGTAGACGGTCGAGGCGGTGGCCGCGTCTTCATCTGGGGCCGTGGTGTTGTTGAAGAGTGCTACCTTCGCCTGGTCCGAGGCCAAGTCGAGGGCCGCGGTATTCTCTAGGGCGTCTTCGAGTAGGGCGCCGAAGACTGCGCTGTCGCCAAAGGCCATGGCCTAGGTTCTCCTTGCTGATGATGTGGCGGCCGGGGCATAGACGATGAGGTCCGTGTGGCCGTCGCTGTGTTGGGTTTCGAGGGACATCACCGGCCGACCCCGCTCGGGGTCTAGCTGGACGGCCTCTCTACCGACGTAGTCCTCACGTTCATGGAGGACTATCCGGGCCGATGCCTCCTTGCGGACCATCGGGACGTTGAGTCCACGTAACTTCGGGCAGGGGTGCATCCGGGCGCCGCCGACCCCAGGCCGCATGTATTCCTGCGACTGACTCTCCAGCCCGCACTCCGGGCAGCGCCAGTCGACATAAGCTTTCACAGCACCTCCTGTTTCGCGCCGACGATGCGACCAGCGGCGTCATACTCGATGGTCCTGCGAGTCACCCGGTCGCCCTGTGTCTCGATGACGAGGACGGGGCGGCCTTTCGCGTCTCGTTCGATGGCCTTGTCGATGGGCTTGATATCACGCTCATGGTCGGCCTTCATCTCGGAGTGGACGGCGTCGACCATCTGCGAGGTCTGCGCGAACGATGTCCGCACGACCGCGTCCGTGCGGTCCGCGCGCTCCTTGATGATGCCGATGCCCTCGGCGATACCTTCGGTGGAAGCTGCGGCCATCGTGTCCGCGGCCTTCTCGCCGATGCTCACCGAGTCGAGGTATAGCTCCGGTGAACTGGTGACGTTGACGGGCGGCGTCTCGAGACCCTTCGCATCCTCGGCCGCGTCATGTGGCTGCACCGTCACGGGTCGGGCGCCGGAATGGTCGATGGGATCAAGGCCGAGGAACGCTAGTGCTGCGCCAGGCTCATAGCCGGCGCGCACGAGCTCGCCGAGCGCCTCGACGGCCTGCCGCTGTGAGGGGTCGCCCTGACTGTTGTTCGGGGTCAGGATGGGATCCTCGCCCCACTCGACGGGATTCCAGTTCTCGAAGCCACGCCACTCGTTCGGCGTCATGGCCTTGTTCTGGACAGCGACGGCGTAGGCTTGATAGCGATCGAGCGTCTTGCCGCGGAGGGCGGCGTCCATGAGATGCTCGGCGAAGACGTCAGGCTCGGGCAGCAGATCCTTGTCGATCTGCTGCTCCCAGCGGGTACACCACGGGCGAAGCGTGGAACTGACGTGGTCGATGTTCTGCTCTTCGATGTTGGAGAAGGTGGCGCGCTCGAGGTCACCGATCTTGTGCGGTGCCAGCCGCAGCCAGCGGGCGACCTCGGCGACCTGCCACTTCTGCGCCTCGACGAAGAGCATGTCTTGGCGCGGCAGGCCGAGGGTGGTGACGTCCATGCCTTCCTCGAGGATGGCCGTGCGGCCGGCGTTGCTGAAGCCGCCGTGCTGGTCTTCCCACGAAGCCGTGATGTTCTTCTTGGCGTCGGGCGATAGCGTGCTCGGGTGGCGCAGGATGACACCGGGGCGGGCGTCGTTCTGAAGGACGCGGCCACCGTACTCGCGCAGTGCGGTCGTTTGGCCCAGCGTCTCGCGGGCCATCGTCAGGATCGAGTAGCCGATGAGCCCGTCGAAGCCCATGCCGGGGATATGGAAGACGCGAGCGGGCTCGAGTTCGATGGGCGCCGTGCCAGAGCGGACCTGATACTCATACTTACGCTCACCGCTGTCGAGCGTGACCGTCATACGGTCCGGTCGGAGCGGCCACAGGGCGATGGTGCGTCCTGCGCGGTCGAGTTCACGCTCGGCGTAGCCGTTGCCCCACGTCAGAAGATGGCCCTGCAGCGTCTCGCGGAAGACGACGCTGGTCATCTGGGGATTGGCCGCGTCGTGCAGGATGTGGTACATCGGGTGGTCATAGGCGCGGTCGCGCGCATCGCCAGAGCGTCGGTAGGTGATGAGCGGCAACGTGGACACGTCCTGAGCGATGGCGCGCACGCCGGCGAACCATGCGGCGACGGTGTTGGCCTTGTCCTCGGTGATGACCTCACCCGTATACGCGGTGCGAGCCCAGCCGCCTGGAGGCGCCCAGCCGGTGTCGGGGTAGCCGGCTTTACGTGCGAGCCGGGAAGCGAGAAGTCCCATCTAATCGACCCTCGGTGAACGGGCCAGCGCCAGGCCGGCGATGAGTGCGGAAGCGACGAGGATCAAGAGTGCGACCCTCCATTCGATGGTGTACCCGAGGACGGCAGCCCCGACCACGGCGAAGATGAGCAGGGCGCCCTCGATGTCGATGGCGCGCCACAGGCTGGTGATGGATCGGCGTAGTTCGGCGGCGATGCGACGCAAGGGCGGCTCCTACATGACGACGAGGCCGCGCTCTTCGTAGACGGAGACGGCCGGGGTCGTGTTGCGCTGCGCACGCTCGAGAGCGAGCGAGAGCGCGATGGTGGCGTCGATGTGGCCGCGCGAGCGGGACTTCGTGAGCGTGAAGCCGCGGTCGTTGAAGCGCGGAACGGCGTTCAGGATGTGAGTGGTGAACAGCTCGTCGACGTCGTGGCTGAGTCGGCCGGCCATGATGGCTTCGTAGAGTCCGCCGATGGCGACGGTCATGCGCTCGACGGACTGCGGGATCTCGACCATCGGCAGGCCCTCGTCCTCGAGGTACTTGGCCGGCACGTCGAAGAAGCGCGGGTCGAACGAGATGGCCTGGACGTCATAGAGGGCGGCCATCTCGCGGAGATACTGCATGATGTCCGTCGTGTCCACGGGCAGGCCGGGACCGGGCGCCCAGATGCGACAGTGCGCGTGGAAGCCATCATCTCGATGCTGCACCGCGACGACGGCGGACGTGTCGCGCTTGAGTGCGATGTCCACGCCCAGCCAGGTCGGAGCGCCGGCCTCGAAATCCCATGGCTTCTCCAAGCCGCGCCAGATGGCTACGGCATCGGGGCCGAGCCACGTATCGTTGTCCATGGTGGGGCGGTTGCAGACGAAGCGTAGCCAGTGGTGCATCGTCATCGTGGGTGACTTGCGCTTCTCGCGCAGCATCGGCACGGTGATGGACCGGAGCGGGTTGGCGCGCTTCACCGCGCGGATGTCGTCGGGATCATCGCCCTCGGGCAGTGACCAGTCGTGCAGGACCACCCGCCTCGTCGTGACGCGGGTGTGGGCACCCTTGCGCGTGCGCGTGTCGGCAGCGTCGATGATGCGACGGCGCGTAAGCTCGAAGTCGGAGCCCGGTTCGCCCGACGTGGAGATAGCCGCGATCTGGCCGTTACGCTTCAGGAGCTTCCCGCTCCACGTCCGATACAGCGAGAGGTCGCGCTGACGGTGTGGCTCGTCGATCACGCCCAGCGTGGGGATGACGCCATCGCCGGTACGGTCGTCGGCGGCGAAGACTTGGATCCGCCCTCCGGCGTAGTGATTGATACGGCGGTAACCCTCGAGGCACTGGAATGCCGGAACCTCCGTCTTCTGTTTGCCCTTGATGACCTGGAGGTCGGAGTGGACCATCTGGTGGAGTCGGGGCGAGCGGAAGACGAAGCCCTCGGCTTGCCGGTACATGATCTCGGCCTGCTCCCGGGACGCAGCGGCCACGGGCACGACGGCGAAGGGCGTGTACTCCGTGTGATAGAGCGACAGGGCGGCGAGCAGCGTCGTCTTGCCGTTGCCCTCGGGCACGACCAGCCAGCACTCAGGCCAACCGGCGAAGAGGTCACGGATGAAGTCGGTCTGGAAGCCCTGGGGCCTGAATGACGCGCCGGTATCGAGGATGAGGTCGGAGCACCAGTCGCGCCAGTGCTTGAGGGTGAAGGGCTTGGGCAAGGGGGCTCCCTACGTGCCGGACGACGCCATCCAGAGCCACCAGTACCCATAGGCCAGCACCGCGAGCAGGAGCACCCAGCGGGTGCGCTCCCATCTGCTCACTTCTGCGCCTCCTTGCCCCCCAAAAGGGGCGTTTTTCTCGCGCTCTTG